CTATGGAGCAGTTACGTGTAGCACAGGCTGCTCCACAGCTTCATAATATGAGAGAAGCATTCAGAAGAGTGTATGAAGCACTTGGAACGAAGCAAATTGATCAAATTTTGAAGCCTGAACCTCCAAAAATACCAAAAGATCCAGCTTTGGAGAATGCAGAGGCGTTAAGAATGCAAGTTCCTAAAGCTTTTACCACACAAAATCATGATGCACATATTGTTTCGCACCAAGCGTTTATACAAACACGTATGGTACAGGTAAATCCTATGGTTTATGCACTTTTACATGCTCATATTGCTGAACATGTGTCTATGAAAGCAAGAGCACAGGCATTAGCGATCATCACAACACAAAGACCTGACTTAATGGCAATGAAAGATCAAAATCCAGAGCTATTTCAGGTAGAATTTGATAGTATTGTGGCTTTACGTACTGCTGAATTGACACAAGATTTACAAAAAGCAGAAGAATTAACTTCAAAAGGTGATGAGTTGGTACAATTGAAGCAAAGAGAGCTTGATTTACGTGCAATGGACATGCAAAGACGAAATATGGAGTTTCAACAAGAAGAAACAAGAAAAGTTAGTGAGTTTGATGAAAAACTTGATCTTGAAAAGATGAAAAGAGAGGATCAAGAAGCACAAGCTAAGGAAAGAATTCGTGTTGCTGATGATAAAACAAAAATTGCAGCTACAAAAGTAGCAAATGACATAATTAAAGGAGGTAGAAGTGGCGGGTAAGCGTTTTGGTTCACCACCTAAAAAAGGTCCAAACTCACAAGGTATGAAAATAGATTATTTTAAAGATGGTAAGATGTCTGTGGTAAGTAAATCAAAAGTAAAAGAGTTACAGGATAAAGCAAAGGCATTTAAAATTGGAGCTCTCTCAAATTTAGGTTGCCCTTATCGTGAAAATGGTGTAAAAAGTGATATTAAGGGTATAAGTAATATACAAGTTAAAGGGAAAAAATTTATTGGTGTTAAATGATTGCTGGCGATTCTTTAGAATACGAATTTATTACAGAAGAAATAAAAAAACTAAACTTGAACGATATAGTCCTAACTTGCGAAATAGGATTGCGAAGAGGGCTTGGTTCTAAAACAATAATGGATGCTGTTATCGCTAAAGGTGTTGAAACATATAGACACATAGCTATAGATCCTTATGGTAATTTAGATTACCAGCATTATGATGATGTTCCCTCAGCTACAGCAGATTATACAGATCATATGAAAATAGAAACTTTGTATGATTTGGTCAAATATAAAGAGTTTGCTTTTTTTGAATTTCCTGATACCTACTATTTTGAAACTATGAAAGGTGGATATCCACTAAGTATTGATGGTAAAATAGAAATGCACGATAAATATTCAGTAGTGCATTTAGATGGGCCACATACTACATTAGCTGTAGAGCAACAAATCACTTTTTTCATGCGATATATGGAAGATGAAAGTATATTGATTTTAGATGATCACAAAACTTTTTACAAACAATCTATAGATTGGTGTTTGAAAAAAGTAGGTTTTAAAGTTGTAAGAGAGGGTGATAGAAAATTAATTTATAAAAGGGAGAAAGTATAATGGCACTAACTGCACTAATAGCACCTGCTACTAAACTGATAGGCAAATTTATAGAGGATAAAGATCAAAAAAATAAACTTGCACACGACTTAGCAACTATGGCAGAGAAACATGCACAACAATTAGCTAAAGGTCAAATAGATATAAATAAAGAGCAAGCTAAACATCCTAGTATATTTGTTAGCGGAGCCCGCCCCGCAATAATGTGGGTCTGTTGCTTGGGGCTACTATGGCAGTTCTTCGTAGGACCAATTTTAACTTGGTTTACAGGTATCTGGATGCCTGATGTAATACCTCCTGAACTTGAAGTTGAAGGCCTCGTCACGTTAGTCATGTCGCTTTTAGGACTCGGAGCCATGAGATCCTTCGAGAAGTCAAAAGGTATTGCTAGAGAAAACATGAAAAAATGATAAAACGTATTCATATTAATCAACATGTCATACGATCTAATAAAAAAAATAATAAAGATGATCCTGTTATTACTGTTAAAACTTCTAAAGAAAATTATTATGCCGAAGAAGTGGTAATAAAAGGAGATAGTAAAGTTGTGTATAGTCCAGATAAACCATTATCTTGTGGTGCTAAAGTTTGGATTGAAACAAAAGCAATGTTAGTGTTGAAAGAAAAAGATTTCAAATTAAAGATTATATAATGATCGATATAGAAACTTTACAACAATTTAGACGTATTATCAAAAAAAAGTTGGAAGATGTAAAAGAAGATATATGTTACAGTATAGACACAATAGATAAGTTACAGTATGCTAAAGGAAAACTCAGTGCTTATGAAGCATTGCTACGGGATCTTAATGACCTGCTTAAAAAGGAGAACGATTTAGATGACTTTAATAAAACCTAAACGCTATTTACAAAGTGAAGAAAAAATACTTGTACCAAAAGGTGCAAAACAAACCGAAGAATATCTTAAAATAATACCCAACCCAGTCGGATACAGATTACTAGTAAGACCATACTCTGGAAATAACAAAACAGAAGGTGGTGTATACTTATCTGATAAAACACAAGAGAACATACAAATGACAACTGTTGTTGGACTTGTTGTAAAAATGGGTGACCTTTGTTATAAAGACAAAGAAAAATTTCCAGATGGGCCTTGGTGTAAAGAAGGACAATTTGTTATTTATGGTAGATATGCTGGAGCTAGATTTAAAACTAAGTTTGGTGAGCATAGAATTTTAAATGATGATGAGATCATCGGAACAATTAAAAAACCAGAAGACATTCTGGCATTATTTTAAGGAGATAACATGGCTAATACAAACGAACAAATAGAATTAGATATTGATGATGTTAAAGAAGAAACATTAGAAGTATCAAATGCAACAAAAGAAGAAGAGAAACCTGTTCTTGAAGAAGTTGATTTGGGATATTCAGATCCTGTTAAAAAAGATACAAAGGCAGAAATAGAAAAAACAGAACCTGAAGTCAAAGAAGAAGGTGACGACTTACAGTCAATGTCCAACAAAGTTCAAAAAAGAATAGATGGACTCACAAGAAAAATGCGAGAAGCGGAAAGAAGAGAAAAAGCAGCATTAGATTATGCAAAAGGTTTACAAAAGAAATACTCTGATGTTGAACAAAAATTTACAACATCTGATGATAATTATTTAAAAGAATATGAAGCAAGAGTAGATAGTCAAAGAGAGCAAGTAAAGAATGTTTTAAAGAAAGCTATTGAGGAGCAAGATTCAGATAAAATTATGGAAGCTAATGATAAGTTAACACAATTAGCAGTAGAAAAAGAAAAAGCAAGATTACAAACAGCACAAAAGGAACAACAAAAGAAACAAAAGGAACAGGAAGTAAAACAACCTGTTGAACAACCACAACCAAAAAGACCAGAGCCTAGTGAAAGAGCAAAAAGCTGGGCAGATAAAAATAAATGGTTTGGTAAAGACAAAGTCATGACTAATGCTGCATATGGGATTCATGAAGATTTAGTGAGTCAGGGGTTTGACTCAGAGTCCGATGAGTATTACAATGAGATAGACAGAAAACTCACTGAGTATTTTCCTCAGAAGTTTTCGGCAGAAAAAAAACCCGTCCAGACGGTTGCCTCAGCGGGGCGTAAACAAGAAGGACGCAGAAAAGTGACTCTCACCCGATCACAAGTAGCGATAGCTAAAAAACTAGGGGTGCCATTAGAAGAATACGCTAAATTCGTGAAGGAGTAAAAATATGAGTAATAAAGTAAGAACCTCACGCAGTTCAAGTGAAACAAAAGAAGTACGAAACAAACCTTGGACTCCACCATCAAGTCTGGATGCACCCCCTGCACCACAGGGCTTTAAGCATCGTTGGATAAGAACCGAAAGTCTTGGTTATATGGATACAGGTAATGTATCTAAAAAATTAAGAGAAGGCTGGGAGTTCGTCAGAGCTGAAGAAGTTAAAAATCAGCTTGGAGATCATGATTATCCAGTGATACAACAAGGTCAATATCAGGGGTTAATTGGGGTTGGTGGCCTTGTGTTGGCAAGGATACCTGAAGAAATAATCGAACAACGCAAGAAGTATTTTGAAAGCATTACTTCTGATCAAGTTAAAGCCGTTGATAATGATATTCTTAGGGAACAACGTCCCGAGATGCCTGTGAATATTGATAGGCAATCTAGGGTAAGTTTTGGAGGCTCTCGTAAAGGGAGTTAATTATTAATTTAATATAAGGAAAAAGATATGGCTAATAGTAACGTATCATTTGGCTTGAGACCTTTAAATAGATTAGGTTCAAGTTACAATACTACTGGTACTACTGAATACAGAATAGCTTACGATAACTCCAATAGAATTTACCAAGGGATGCCTGTAATACCTACAGCCGCAGGAACGATTGATGATCTTCAAGCAGCAGCTGGTGGAACAGTCTCTATTTTAGGTGTATTCTATGGATGCGAATATGTATCAAGTACCACTGGAGAAAAAATTTTCTCAAACAACTGGCCTGGATCTGGAGCCGATCAAAATCATCCAGTAAAGGCTTTTATTTATGACGATCCAATGCAATTATTTGTGATAGCAGCTGATGCTGGTGGAGCAAATTTTGATACTGAAGCTGAAATAAGAGCAGCAGTATTTTTAAACGTGCAATTGGCAAATGGAAATAGTGGTAATAATACCACTGGTATTTCTACTGCTGTCGCAGATTTAAGTACAGCCGCTGATACTGCTTCTTTCCCTCTACGTATAGTGGGTATTCAAGAAGATCCTGAAAATTCAGACTTCACAGCAGCAGGTATTCCTTTGATCGTTCGTATTAACAATCATTTTAACGCACCTAATGGATCTATCGTCCAAGGTACCGTTTCAACAACAGGAGTATAAAGCATGGCAATATCAAGAACCCAACTAGTTAAAGAGTTAGAACCAGGCTTGAACGCACTGTTCGGTTTGGAATATAACAGGTACGAAAATGAACATGCAGAAATTTTCGAAACTGAAGCATCTGACAGAGCTTTTGAAGAAGAAGTAATGTTAAGTGGTTTTGGATCTGCTCCTGTGAAATCAGAGGGTGGAGCTGTTCAATTTGATGATGCAAATGAATCTTTTACTGCAAGGTATACACATGAGACCATCGCTATGGCTTTTGCGATTACTGAAGAAGCAATTGAAGATAATTTGTATGACAGATTGGCTGCAAGATACACTAGAGCTTTAGCAAGAAGTATGTCAAATACTAAGCAAGTAAAAGCTGCAAATGTTCTTAACAACGCATTCAATTCATCATTTACTGGTGGTGACGGTGTTGAACTATGTTCAAGACTACATCCATTATTAAGTGGTGGTAATTTGGCAAATGAATTAGCAACAGCTGCTGACTTATCTGAAACATCATTAGAGCAGTCATTAATTGACATTGCTGCAATGGTGGATGAAAGAGGTTTAAAGATTTCATTGCAAGGCGTAAAGTTAATAATTCCAAAGGAATTACAATTTACTGCTGAAAGAATTATGAAGTCTCCACAAAGAGTCGGTACAGCTGATAATGATATTAACGCTATGGCTTCAATGGGAATGATCCCACAAGGTTATAGAATAAATCATTTCTTGACTGATACTGATGCTTTCTTCATTATGACTGACGCTCCTAACGGATTAAAAATGTTCGTAAGAAGCCCAATCAAAACTGCTATTGAAGGTGACTTTGATACAGGAAATGTAAGATTTAAAGCAAGGGAAAGATATTCTTTTGGTTTCTCTGATCCAAGAGGTATTTTTGGCTCTCCTGGAGCTGCATAAAAAAACACCCACTCCCACAAAGGTGTATGAGGGGACTTACATAGTCCCCTTTTTTTATGTATA